CAGACCCAGAATTGCATGAACCCAAGGGCGCAGCCGCTGCGACAGCGGGTCAAGTATACGTAGCAGACGGAGCAGGCTCTGGCGCTTTTGCAGACCAAGCTGGCATACCCTCCACAGTGGTAGCCATAGAGACCGTATCAGATTTCCCAACCGCAGTAGCCAACGTAATAACCCTGGCAGCTAGCACAGTTTACCACATTAACACCATCGTTGACATAGGCGCAAATCGCCTCGTGTTCTCCGATGGTAGCATCCTACAGGGCGTACACCGCACAGTGTGCGGCATAACCTCCTCTAACTCAGGAGCCTTGTTCACAGGCACTGGGGTGAACATGAGATTTGAGCGCCTAACCCTGAACGCCGCGAGCAGCTCAAAACTGTTTGCCTTTGACGGCGGCGGCACCAAGGTGTTCAGTGCACGGGACATCCTCTCTGTCACACACACAGGTGAGATAGGGACGATCATAAGTGGACTAAACATCATCATGGACTTCAGCGTGTACTTCGGTGGCACGGATGGCATAACCCTGTCGGGGGCCGACAACGGGCAACTTGTCGTAGACTATGTGTCAATCAGTGGTCAGACGGGCACAGCCCTTGACCTTGACGGCTCCGTGGTAACTGGCGGGGCGATTACCAACAGCAGCCTTGGCGGGACAGGTGGCTCTGACGTATCCTTAGCAGGTGCAGCAAACAGTGCCAACATAGCGTCTGGTGCAAAGATGTATGTAGAGCGGTGTAACTTCACAGCCACTACACCTATCGAGGACATGACAACAGCCGACACGCAGTGGGCCTTTAACAGCTGTGTTGGTATAGGTGACACGACAATTAATGCTCACGCCTACCTGAGCAACAATGCGGTAACCACAGCCATCGCCACCATCAATACCCCCGTTGTTACTGACGGCGGTACTGGGTGGTTAGTAAACCATGATGACCAGTTCACAGTAACCACAGCTGGGCGAATCACATACGATGGTGTTGATGAGATTGAGGCCAACGTAGCCGTCACTGTTAGTGGTACATGTGTCTCTAGCACACACTCTTACAAGTTCTATATAGCCAAGAACGGCACGGTAGATGTGTCCACAGCAGGGACGAGAGAGTTCGCCTCGACAGCAGACGGGGCGCTGACTGTACTCGGTATTGAGACACTGGCTAACGGGGACTACATTGAGCTTTGGGTAGAGTGCACAACGGGCAGTGTCAACTTCGACCTCAAGGACTCTAACCTAGTTATTAGTAAGGTGTGATATGAAGAAGACATTGTTAGAGCTTGTACAGTCCGTCCTTAATGACATGGACGGTGACGAGGTCAATAGCATAGACGATACAGTGGAGAGCACACAGGTTGCCTCCATTGTGAAGGACACGTACTATGCCATGATCGACAGCAAGAACTGGCCTCACCTAAAGCGTATGGTCACGTTCACCAACTCAAACTCCGCCAACCCCACCAAGTCTACAGCGCCTACCGAATTGAAGGAGCTAGTTGAGCTTCGGTACGATGTACGCAAGACTGGAGAGACGCGAAGGAAGTACAAGGTGATGGAGTACCTCCACCCTGATGTCTTCCTCAACAAGACGAACGCACGGAACAGTGACGCAACCAATGTTGATATCATCAGCACGGATGACGGATCTGAGATACTCATACGGAACGATGTGCCACCCCAGTACTGGACGAGCTTCGACGATGAGACTATCTACTTTGATGCGTACGACTCAGCGATAGACAGCTTCATAGCAGCAGGCAAGATGCAGGCACAGGGTTTCGTAAGCCCAGCCTGGACATCCTCTGACAGCTTTGTGCCTGACCTACCGTCTGAGGCTTTCACTCAGCTGCTCGAAGATTCTAAGTCTGCAGCAAGCCTAGCCTTGAAGCAGATGGCTAATGAGAAGGCTGAGCAGAGAGCACAGAAGGCAGGACGCTGGCTGTCACGGAAAGCGTTTGCACTTAATGGTGGCATCCGCTACCGCAACTTTGGGCGTCGTGGAAAGAACAGCTCCGGCTGGACGGGCCACCCCCTAGACAAGGATAATTAATCATGGCCGAAGGCGCAACTATTACATACGGAAAATTCGTACTTAAGAGTGATCCTAAGTTCCCCACCCTGAAGACGATTAACTATGACGGATCGGGTAGTGTAGACGCCTCTCTGAGAGGATTATACACATCCTTCCAAGCAGCGATAGACGCAATAGACTCGTTTACATCAATCAAGAGTAAATCCGATGCCAAAGAAAAGCCAGCCACAAGAAGTAAATCGGTTCGTGAAGGGGCTGATAACGGAAGCGAGTCCGCTCAACTTTCCGGCTGATGCCTCCACAGATGAGGACAACTTCGTCCTCAACATGGATGGCAGCCGTGACCGCAGGTTGGGTCTGGACTTTGAGCTGGGGTACACCTTGTGGGGTTCTCCCTACAACGGCACAGATCTGGAAGGCGCTAAGGTAAACACCTTCACTTGGTCTAACGTAGCCGAAGACGCCAACCTAAGCTTTGCTGTCGTGCAAATAGGCAACGTACTCCACTTCCACGACATGGCGAACGATGTCCTCTCCTCAGCTGTGCAGGGGGAGTTGACCATTGGGTCAGAAAAGACTATTGACTTCTCTTTCGCTGTAGTGGATGGTAAATTGGTGGTGGCCCGCGGCACACAAGACATCACTGTCTGTGAGTACGACGCCGGTCTGGACAACTTCAGCAAGTCCACCCTGCGGGTTAAGGTAAGGGACTTGTTCGGTGTTGAGGACATTGATGCCACTAGCAATAACCTGTTTGAAGACAACAACATCTCACTGCGGCCAACAGCCATCAGCAATGAGCACACGTACAACACACGGAACCAGAGCTGGGGCGTTCCCCGCTTCTGTCGTGATGACGGTAGTAACGAAGACCCCCTGAGTTCCACAGACAACCTAACTGGCAAGTACCCCAGTAATGCTGACATCATGTTTACCTACCTGCGCACTGACCCTAGCGATAGCTTAGGCCGTGTGAGGTTCTTCGCTGCTGACTTCGGAGACAACCCTCCGTACAGCGCACCAGCTCCTCGTGGGTACTTCGTCATTGATGCACTGGACAGGGGTGCTAGCCGAGAGCAAGCCTACGCTGACAACATGTCTAAGTTCAGTGAGCTGAACGTAGATCTGTTCGAGTCTTTACCGGCTGACAGCACCCCCAGTGGTGCAACACAGGTAGCTGAGTACGGCGGACGAGTTTGGTACGCTGGTTTCAGCGGCGCAGTGTCTGACGGCGATAGCCGCAGCCCCTCGCTGTCTAACTATGTTATGTTCAGCCAGCTTGTGGAATCTAGTGACGATATCGGTAAGTGCTACCAAGCTGGTGACCCCACCAGTGACTCAGAGTCTGACTTGGTTGCCACTGATGGTGGCTTCATACGTATCTCTGGTGTTGGCACTATCACCAAGCTTATCAACGTAGGCTCAGTGCTGTTCATCATAGCCAACAACGGTGTGTGGATAGTTATGGGTGGTGCTGACGAAGGTTTCTCAGCAGACAACTATATTGTCAAGAAGATCTCTGAACACACTAACATCTTTCGCGACACAGTGGTTGAGGTTGAAGACAGCTTGGTCTACTGGACAGAGGATGGGATTTATCGAGTAGCTCCTGACCCCTCGTCAGGCTCGTGGAAGGCAGAGAACCTAACACAGCAGACTATACAGACCTTCTATGACGAAATCTCACTGTCATCCAAGGAGCAAGCCAAGGGGGTATTCGATGAGGTAACTCGTAAGATACGTTGGCTGTACTTGGGCAACACCCTGGTTGGCGCACAGTATCATACTAGGGAGTTAGTCTTAGACGTTAACCTTGGTGCCTTTTCTCCGGCAACCATTCAGATAGGGACGTTCTACACACCACAGGCTGTGGCGTACGTTAGGACTAAACCCTTCAGTACATCTACGGTCATTACCCCCGTCACCGCGGACGGTGTACAAGTGCTGGCTGATGGCGTAGAGCTTACTTTAGAGGAGACTAGCAGAGCAGAGGGTTCACGAACTCTTAAGTACCTGACTCTGTACGAGACAGGGCCAAGCGACACAGTCGGCTATACCTTCTCGCACTACTATGATGACAACTTTGTAGACTGGGCGCAGGCTAATGCCATAACCCAGGTAACGAATGCCTATGACACATACCTAGATAGCATTGACCCGATCCTCTGGGTACAAGGGTACGCTGGCATTGTGAACAGTGCACCACGAACTGGTGCGGTAGCTTTCGCAGGCTTACTTACACAGTATGCTGGCTCTGCAGTCCCTGACTTCTTCTATGAGGATGGGGGTGCAACAGGTGCTGGTGGGTGGGTTAGCGGTAGTGGCTGGACTGGTACTGGTGACCTCCCATACCTGTTGAGCATAGACCCGAATGACTACAGTTTGACTGGGGTAACAGATCCTGCTAAGTATATCCTTGCTGATGACGAGTGGCGGTGGGCTGGGCATAGTAGTTCCTCAGCACAGCCACAAACTCTCAACTCACCAGACACACCTTACAGGGCAGGGTGGACGCTGAAGTATAACTTCTCTGTCATATCTTCCAACAGGTATTTCACAACCTTGTTGAACAACAAGTCTATAACATTCTGGGATGAGAACACATCTGGTCAGACTACGATAGACTCTCTTACCACAAACCTTAATGACACGGTTGGTGGCCTGCCAGTTAGCACCGCTGGTTATCACACGATAGCTGGCACCGCTTCTGAGTTTGACTTCGTCGTGACATCATCATACGGTTGGTCTGCCACAGACGGCATACCAATTGTGACAAGGTGGCAGGTGGGTATTCGTGGTCACCAACAGGGTTGTTGGTCTTGGACAGGAGACACTTGGACAGCATCAACAAGCGGTACGCTGGAAGGCTCAGACTACAGCTTTGGTGTTATTCTTGAGGATGCCTACCCCACTTGGGGTGACGATGCGAACATGGCTGTGGACGGTGAGCAGCACATCTATAAGTGGGAGACTAGCAGTACATCTAGCAGCTTCTTAATAGAGTATACAGCCACAGCACTTCGAGTCAACCATGGCTCTTCCTCTGTGGACTTTGACAGAATAGATGGCAACTTGGTCATAACTTATGACGCCACAACCGAGGTCATAAGCCTGTACAAAGATGGTGCGCTGTACGCAACAGACACGATAGTGCCTTTGCCCAGTGCGGGAACTTACAGTCGGGAGCTGATAGGAAACGGTGTGTCTAACCCCGTCAACCGTCGCCCACTATCTGGAAGATTCCAGCACATGTGGATGACTGACATAGCTGTGTCACCAGAGAACATTGGGCTGCTGTATGACAGCATACCAGTGGCCGCTGGTACTGGCGGTGTTGATGCCAAAGCCTACATGGCTACTGGGGCAGTTACAGCAGGGGACAGCTCAAGGGATAAGCAAGCTCCGTTCCTGACCTGGCACATGCGACAGACTGAGACCACCCTTGGTGCTGACTACGAGCTTGAGAATCCCTCAGGCTGCAAGGTACAGACCCGATGGGGTTTCACCAACAGCTCTTCCTCCAACAAGTGGGGCACACCATTCCAAGCCTATAGACTCCGGCGTCATTACATCCCCTCAGCAGTTGGGGCAGACTATGACAGTGGGTATGAGATCATCTCGACACGCAACAAGGTACGAGGAAGCGGAAACGCCCTTGCTATCTATGCGGAGACAGAGGCTGGTAAGGACTGTCGTATCTTGGGGTGGAACCTTTCACTCACAGGGAATGGTTATGTTTAAACTTTGGATAGAGCCTATCAACGACAAGGAGGTCATGGTACACTGTGATGTGTGGGCATGGGACATCAGTATAGCCCGTAGGCTCGACCAAGAAGTAGATAAGATGTTTGAAGAACTACGTGATCGGGGCGTTGAACGCCTCGTGACCGTGTCACCCAACCCTCGCTTCTGCCGCTACCTAGCGGGTGAGAAGATAGGTGAGGAGTTAATTGATGGTGAAGTATATGGAGTATTCCTATGGGAATTAGCGTAGCAGCCTTGGCACTACTGGCAGTGAGCACTGCGGGCCAGGCATACATGGCGAACGAGAGTGCTGAAGAGCAACAGGATATCGCAGACGCTCAGAACGCAGAGCGTAGAACTGCACAGATACAGAAGAGGCGGCAAGCCTTTAGGCAACGTCGGATAGCCGCGGCACAGATAGCACAGTCTGGTGAGAACACTGGTACTGGTGGTAGCTCAGGTGAGGCCAGCTCAATAGGTACGCTTGGAGTCAACGCTGCCAATGAGAAGTCTGCAGAGATCAGCTCTGATGCTGTCAGCAGACAGATCGGAAACTCTCAGTCCAACATAGCACGTAACAACAACATAAGCTCTATCTTTCAAGCGGTGGGTAGTGCAGCTTCAATCTTTAACTCCCCTGCAGGTGCAGGCACTGTGCCTGATGTTAACACCACTAACCATACGAAACTATAAGGAAGCGGCATGGACACCTTGGATGACTTACAAGGCACAGCAATCGGAATGGATGACCTTCGTCAGGCCACGCCGGAGCCTGTGCAAACGACTCCACTCTCCAACCAGAACAAGGCAGCTCACGTTGCTATGCTGGGCGGAGAAGATGTAGCAGAGGCCTACGAGGCTTCCGTTGGCGGCTTGGACAGCGACGACCCTCAGTACTCGGAGTCCGTTCTTAGCGGAGCCAGAGAGGAGAGCCGGACAGCTTCCAACGAAGCTCTGATACAGACTATGGCTGACCCTCAGGTGGGGCAGGGCGATAAGTCTTTCGCACTAAACGCTAACTTCATCTTGAACCAAGCAGACACAGACTTCAAAGCTCTGCTCAAGGAGGAGATGATCGTGTCACCCTCAGACAACGAGAGTGACTATCAGTCCAAGGTACGCCTGACCCACGCTGGTCGGATGGGTGAGGAGGCTGCTGTGCAGTCAACCATCAGCCAGATGGTGATGACTGAGGTAGCTAAGCAGGATGACTTTGAGTACTCTCAAGGTGTCTGGGACATATTCTCTTTGTATATGGTTCCCTTAGCAGAGACTACCTTAGTTAATGAAATACAGAACAAAGTAAACAAGAATGAGATGACACCTGCAGCTGCAGTAAGCACCCTGTGGGAGGACATCTTAAGTGGCAAGGGTGTAGCTAGAGATTCCCTGATGGGTAATGTCAAGCGTGACCTGGCCGAGGTTGTAGCCGCAATACCACCTGAGCAGCGGATAGACTTTGCCCGTGACCTGATTGGCATTGTCTCTACGGAGTCTTCAGCAATGTTGTCAGGCGACAACCAGTTTGCTGAGTACAACCTGCTGAAGGATGTGGTTGAGCGTGGTTACATTGACGACACACAGGCATTCTTCGATAACGCTGCCTCAGTGCTGGACATAATCCCCCTGCTGGGTGGCATAGCTGGTGAGGCTGGGCGTTTCGCTACCCGCTTCATCAAGCCTGCCCCCAACCCCAGCTCAGTCATTGCCACTATGAGCAACTCCAACCCTGGCCGCTACCGTAAGGTGATCGAGGCTATAGAGATGGATGAGACTGGTGAAGCAGCCCGTCTGCTGGCTGGTACTACCAGAGAGGCCGCTATTGTGGACGACATAGCCCCTGAGATAGGTACTCAGGTTGGCCGACAGCTGTTACCACCCCCTCCAAGCAAGGGAGTGAGCGTCCCGCCTAATGCAAAGGGCAGTAAGGAGATGATATCCGCTCCAATCAAGCCTAAAGTACCACCTCTCAAGCCATCTGAGGCGCGGGCCATCAATGGCAACCAAGAAATGGTGGAGAGAGCGCACATCAGCGGTGGAAACCAGTACACCATAGCTGAAAAGGACGCTGCCGCGGCTATGATCGTCAATAAGTTCCGTGATGTCACCGATATCCGCATCTTGAGCAACTCATCCACTATCGGAAGGCGTATGGGGGACGACAGAGTCCACATTACAGCCGTATATGGCCGACGGGACGGTGGTTTCCTCACTGCAGCTGACGCAACAGAGCAAGTTCTGTTCAATCTGCGTACGCTGGGTGTCCGAGACCAAGACTTTGACATCATGGTACGTGGCCCAGAGGGTTACACCCCTGCGGCAGACAAGTTCGACGCTGTCACTCAAGGTGACTTCGTTGCTGCCTTGGATTACAAGTACAAGATAGCCCCCAACGATATAGCTACGTATGCTCACTTCGATGTGAAGTATAACCTCTTTGACCGCTTCATGCCTAAGGCTTCCCTAGGTGGCGCTAGGCTGCAACGGAATGTACTTGACCCAGCATCCATGTTAGACCCTAGAATGGTTCAGTCGGCCTCTGTGGCCGTTGACAGGGCTGCTGGTATACAAGATGGGTTCATGCAGCTAGCTTCGGAGTTTGCCGGACGCTACAAGTCAGCAAGCCCTCTCCAGAAGGAGATGATAACTGAGTACATCCATGAAGCTAACCGAGAGGGTCTTAAGTTAAACACTAACTACCTGTCTGCTAATGGGTATGACCGAAACTCAATACAAGCTCTTCAGAAGTTCCGAGAGTACTGGGACACAGCATACCTCCTAGAGAACATGGATCTTATCAGGAGCTTAGATGCTAATGGGTACATGGTACTCACTGATGGGGTAAATGGTAGTAGGCTCTATGCTAAACCATTAGAGAAAGGTATATATAATAATAACAGAGTATATAACCCAGTAACAGATGAGGTAACCCGCCTGAGCAAGAACGAGCTTAACGCCTTGTATGAGAGTGGTGGTACTGTGGCTCGGTTGCGTGCTGGCATCGACGACGGTGGTGAGATCATAGAGTACATAATGTCCTCGAACACCAAGTCTGATTACTTCCGCAAGCTTAGCTCACTTGACCATGTCCTGTCCTATCGTGAAGGATACTACACTGTAACCTATAAGAACCCAGTGTTTGTTACACGTAACGTCACGGATACTAAGGGCAACTTCCTGTACAACAAGGCAGTGGCTGTAGCCAAGGATCAGAAGACCGCTCGGCGTATGCTGGAGAAGCTGGCTCGTGAAGATGGTATCACATCTGAAGATGGTGTAGCCTCTTGGGGTGGTGTTCGTGGCGACAAGAAAGAGATTGACATAGGGAGTGATGACTACTGGGATCTGCATCAGGCCAATGGCCGGATTGCAACTAGGTTCCGTGGCAAACGCCTTGAGGATGCTGATGCAACCTCTAACGTCAACGCCTTGGATGCCCACGTAGAAGACCCCGCCCAATCCATGCAGCGTGCAGCACGATCCCTCTCTGAGCGGATAGCTATGCGTGACTGGCTTGAGGGTATGAAGGCCCGCTTCAATGCGCAGTATGGGCACCTCACACCTAAGGTAAATGGTGAGGTTAGCTTCCCCAACAAGTGGACAGAGATAACCAAAGAGGGTAAGCACGGAGACAAGGAGCTAGGTGATGCAAGGACTACTTTCGAGTATATCCAATACATGCAGAATGGCTATAACAACTCCTTGGACGATGCTTCTAAGTCCTTGTTCCGAGGTATGGCTAACGCCTTTGGCGAATCAAGTCTGCCGCTAGCTGACGATGCTGAACGCATGATGAGCCACCTGTCTGAAGTAAGTCCGACAGGGTTGCTCAAGAACAGCAGCTTCCACGCTTACTTAGCCCTTAACCCTCTGCGTCAGCTCCTGATACAGAGCCACCAAGGTCTGCAGCTCTTAGCCATAGCACCTAAGTTTGTTATGACACAACTGCCGAAGCAGATGGCTTCAGTGGTTCTGTACAAGAGCTTATACCAACCCTACCTTAAGGGTGGTAAGAGTGCTGGTGGGATGGCGGAAGCACGCAAGTTGGTCGAGGAGGCCATGGGCCAGGACTTGGCAGTGACTGCAGCACTAGTAGATCTGGTAGATCGTAGTGGTGTGTGGCAGGCTGTTGACAAGACCAACCTACTCCAAGGTGACTTGACCTACCTAGCTGAGTCCATGATGGGTTCTCACAATGCGGGTTTAAGCGCAATGGGTAAGGTGACCTCTGGCATACGTAAGGCTGGCTTTGATGCTGGTGAGCGTATGAACTTGCTGTCAGCTTTCTTGACGTTCTACAACATGGAGCAGAAGGCGTTGGCAGCGGCTGGGAAAGGGGGCAAGACCTTCGATCAGGAGATCGTGGACTCTGCCTTGGGCGCTGCTAGGAACTTCACCTACTCTATGAACAAAGCAGGAGACATGCCCTACAACCAGAACATGCTTGGGATGGTAATGCAGTACCAGCAGGTTCCACACAAGTTCGCCACAACAGCTACCACTAACCGTGGCCTTAGTAAGACTCAGAAGCTCAAGCTGGCTGCCTTTAACACATTAGCCTATGGCGTACCAACAGCCGCAGCTGGTGTTGTCGTAGACGCCTTCTTGCAATCTATTGCTCGTGAGGAGGACGAAGATCTGAGGCGTCTGCTGATGGATGGCACTGAGGCGTACATGCTGAACAGGGGCTTGCAGGTGTTTGATGAGGAGGGTGGGCCAGTCAGTCGAGTAGACTGGGGTGGCTTAGCTCCCTTCGACATGTACGCATCTTTGAGCTTTCTCGACACAATGCTCAACGAAGGTACGTACAACGTCATAGCAGCCAGCCCTGGTGGTCAGCTCTTCTTCGGAAAGAACCCACGTATCACTGATGCTTTTAAGAAGAGCTTGAGTGTAGTGGCGGACATCTGGACTGGCAGTGCAGAGCCGAAGGATGTGATGCAGGCTATGGATGCCTGGCTGAGTATAAGCTCTGGATATAGCAACACCATGCGTGCGTACGCAGCCAAGAAGAAGGGCGTCTTGATGAACAGCAGCTCAACCTACATCATGGATGATGATGTGACATCCGCGGAAGCCTTCGCAGTTGCGTTGGGTTTCTCCACAGCTACCTCCTCCTCAAACTTCCTAGTCCAGAAACAGATACATGAGATACGGAAGGACTTGGAGGCTGACGCTAAGGTGACACACAACGAGCTTGTCAAGGTACTTAGGGACGATGGTATTAGCCTAGTCGATAAGGAGTTTGTATACAACTACTTGTCAGTGGTACAGTCTTACTTGCCAGAAGAGCATAAGAACTTCTATCTGCAGGAGATGCTCAAGAACATGAGCAGGAGTGTTAAGTCTGGGGATGGTATAGTCTATCTCAAGATGCTAGAGGCATTCGGCTCAGCTGGTGAGGATGACTTCCGAAGGTTGATCAACCAGACCAACCTATCTGACAGCCATAAGCAACGCCTTAGAGGCATGCTAGAAGAACCTACATTTGAGGAAGACGATGACTGATTTTACTAAAACAGCACCAACAGAGCAGTCCCCAGTTAGTGGCTCCTCAGGCGTAGCTGACCCTGCTGGAAACAGTGGGGTTGGGGCTGCCTTGGCTAACGGTATAGCCGATGTAGCCACCATCTTCACAGCGAACCGGAGAGCCACTGCAGCTAGCAGCTCAGCTACCCAGTTCAACAACAAGGTGGTTGGTCACTATCTAAGTAAACAACAACAGCTAGCAGATATGGTCGAGCAAGACCCTAGCCGCTTGTCGGAGGCTCAAGCTCTGTCTCGCACCATCTACCGCGAGTACTCAGCTAGTAACCCTACGGCCAGTGCTGCGCTAGCTACCGCTCATAAGTCCTACGTCGAGCCATCTGGTCTGGGGCCGTTGGTTAAAGACGTAGGCAAAACACAACGCGCTCAAGAGAAGAAGAGGCAAGAGGCTTTCGATGAAGGCTTCGCCAGTCCCTTCGACCCACCTGAGAAGGTTGATGCTGACATACAGCGTATGATACATGTTGAGGGCATGGAGGCTGAGCTGAACTCAGGTCGTGTCAAAGACAGGCTTGAAGCCAGGCAGACAGTGAGTCGTATAGCCAAGGGCCGTACCCAGATGTACGTCCAGTCTTATCAGACGATTTCTGACAACCCTGACATGACCCCAGAGCAGAAGGTCAGTGCTATTATGCAGACCTCTGAGAAGCACATAGCGGGTATTCAGTCTATACCCTTGGCGAGTGAAGACCAGCCCTTAGCTACAGCCACTATCAATGCCCTTACTAGTATGAGGCAGATACAAGTGGATACCCTACAGGGTAAGTACACCACTGAGACTGCTTCAGCTCTTATGAAGGAGATGCAAATTAAGATGACATGGGCTTTTGCTCAGGAAAGCCCTGAGGCTCAAGCTATACTGATAGCTGGTGAGCTTAAGTTCAGAAACCCTGCAGCTGCCGCTACAGTTGACATGTCTCTAGCTTTGTCTGACTTTGTAGCAGCTGGGTTGAGTGAATCACAAGGTGGGTCAGAGCGCCCTGACACTAACATAGGTGCTTTGGATAATGCCTTGTTTGTCAATGGGTTAAAGACTCAAGTACTTACCCCGAGCATAGCAGACTGGCGCACAGGTAACCTGAGTGAGAAGGGTGAGGCTGACTTGAATGGTGTCATGAACAAGATGCTAAGAGGGGCTGGCTCATACGCAATGACTCGGTCTAACCCAAAAGAGAACGCAAGGGCTATGTCCTTCTTCTCTGACCCCAAGGTAGGTGAGTATATCGTTGCCCACCCTGAGGAGCTGGGGGAGATGCGTCAACGCGCCTCTGAGATGCTTGGTGGCACCTACCGCGGCCAGCTGATGAAGGTCTTAGAGAACGAAGTAGACAATACCGAGCGTGTCTCCTTGGAGTGGCGTGGTGGTAGAGCTGTCTTTATCGGAGAGGACTCACTGTTGGGCGTGGTAGGACTCCGCAAGGATGCCTCGGACTTAAACAAGACTGCGTCCAAGACTCTGACTGAGTATGTCAAGGCTGCTGCCCACCTAGAGGGCACAACAGACTACAACAAGTGGTTCAATGACAACATGGCTACGTTCGTACCCAACCAAGTTGCAGAAGAGCAGGGTGACGGTGCGCCAGTACGTGGTATGGTGGTTAATTCCGAGGATGGAACCCCTTTCGTGTACCTTGGCGGTGACCCTAACAACAAAGAAAGCTGGGCGGAGGCTAGGTAATGAGAAAACCGTGGGAAATGCCTTGGGACTTCGTGTCCAATACGGTGGATGAGGTCACTGCAGAGCGGGAAGCCTTGGTCGCTGAGAGCGAGGCTACCCTAGCAGAGGGGGATGGAGCATCTGAAGAACTCAGACAGGAGGGGATAGCTATGATGGCAGACTTGCCGGTTATGTCTAGCGCCCCTCCTACTGAGACCCTCGTGACAGCCCCTGTACAGCCCTCTGCGGCAGGTTTGGCTAAGGGTATGCTACCATGGGAGATGGACTGGGGCGGCCCGTCAGTGGACAGTACGGAGCTACCAGCCAGTGATTCAGCTCTTGTTGAGCAGAAAGTGGCAGTTGACGACCCTAAGTGGACTCCTGATATGGAGCCTGAGACCAAGCAGATCCTCTCTGACGAGGGTACACGCAAGGTGGGTGGTAAGCATGTCTCCTACCTAGACACAGCTACCCCACCAGTGCTGACAGGCGGGCACGGGCATGCCATGACTGCCGCGGAGCGCAAGAAGTACCCAGAGGGGTCGGTCATACCAGAGAAAGTGGTCGAAGAGTGGTGGCAAGAGGATGCTAAGTCCCATATTAAGGACGCCGACAGGCTCATAGGGGACACTAAGCTGCCGTCTGAGGCTAGAGACATCATAATCAACATGGTGTTTAACCTCGGAGCCACAAGGGCGGGACGAAAGAAGGGAGTAGGTTTCGCTAAGATGTGGGAAGCCTTGGATAAAGGTGACTTTGATGAAGCAGCGAACCAAATGGTTGACAGCGATTGGTACTCTCAGGTGGGTGCTCGTAGCAAGCGTCTTGTTAAGCGGATGCGGAACCTTGGCAACAAGCTTGGCGGGTAGTCTAGTGGGGGGAGGGGGTGGCCCCTCTCTTGAGGTCAGCCCAGACATCGACAATGCTGATGGTGATATAAACAACACAGTCGAGACTAACGTAGGCTCAGACACAAACAATCAGAGTGGTGAGGTGATCAACAACCTGAACCGCATGCCTTGGTGGCAGCTGGGCTTGATCTGCCTGCTAGCTGGGTGGGCTATACCAGACCCTGGCAAGATGTTTATTGGGCTGGCAACGGGGACTCGCAGGTTCTTCACGATACTAATCAGGGGTAAGGGGTAATGGACATAACACTAGAAAGTAATGCGTGGGAGGTGTTTCAGCTGGCATACGGTACGTGTGCAGAGCTGGGCATAGCCCCCGAAGACCCTGCGGAGTGCCGTAACTGTGATGATACGCTTCAGTGGTTCAACCCAGCTAGGCGTCGATCAGCTACCCTCAAGACCTACTGGGATCAGTGTGGTAATCGAGAGAAGCTAGCCACCTTAGGTGTATTCCTTCTGGCTGTGCCGAGGGTAAGGGCGCTGTACCCCAGAGACCTGCTGCTGTACTTATTGGAGCAGACCCTTGAGCATGAGGTTCACGCTGACACGCTTCTTGGTGTATTTGAGGAGGGGGACTTACCCGCTAACCTGTACACTAAGGCAAAGGACAAGATCAAAGATAATCCAGGGCGGGCCTTAGGCAGAAGCCCTGACAGGAAGCAGGGGAAGGTCATGTCCCACCCTGGTGTTGTCAATTTTGGTGGAGGTAAGATATAGTGGCTTCTTATTGGACAAGGTATCTTATACCTACTATAACCACAGTCAGCGGAAGCTTCGTAGGCACAGAGTTCATTAACACTAGAGACGATATGGCTGGAACGCCATTCCCCGTGCCGACGGTGGCAGATGATGGGTACGGAGTCTCCGCACTTGTTAGTAAAAACCCACCTGATGTCATAAACCTGATGGTTAATGCAGATGATGAGTTCCCAGTTGAGACCACCGCCATAACTGGTGTGCGTGTCAAGACGCAGCTGGGCCTTCTAAAGACGGAGGAGAAGACTGGCACTGTTATCATAAACCTAGAGAATCAGTCGTACCAGAACGACTGGGGTACACTCAACATAGCTATCGGCAATGACAATAGCATACCGTTTGCGGACGGGGGTTCCGACATAGTAGAGATTGAGCAGCAGTTCTTCACCTCTAACCCAACACGAGATGTTCTTGACTACCGGACTAACCAAAACTTCCAGATGGGCTTTGCCGTACTCAGTTCTAATCACATTGTAGTTATTCCTAGGGTGGAGATCAGCTATCAGTACGCCATAGGTGGTATCACCAGCAGGCAGGGGACGGAGTTCTTCCGAGAACAGGCAATTAGAGCAGCTCTCAATGAGTATTCCCCTAAGAGGAGTTTGAACGAGTTAAAGAGGAGGTACTATCTTGCGGACATTGCCATAAGAGGTGCAACGACCCCAGGCCCAAACATGACCTTGCCCGAGGCGGAGAGGCTTTGGGCAATAGACCGACTTTTGTTGCCACTGAATACGACGAAGACGACAAGGGAGATTCTTTTTCAGCTTTACTACACCTTCTCGCCAGCTATTACAACTGATAGCTTCGAGGTAGCTGAACACCTATACTGGAAAAAACGGGGGACGACAGGCTAATGGCTAAAGCACTAACAGAAGCAAAGTATGAGTATCTGGCGGCCACGTTAGATGATGTCAGAACCTATGATAACATAGGTTGGTTGGAGTTGAGGTGGCTGAGGGAGGTACTGGGGGCTACTAAGAACACTATAGAGGAGTGCTACCTAGAGTTGGGCACAGCGACGAACGTCCCTGAGTGTATGTTGCAGGTGTGGGTAGGCGAGGGCGCTACGGGGGACAACTTCCCTGAGATAGCGTACAGTCTGTTCAACCAACCACCACCCCCACCCCTCCCAACAGGCGGAGATGGCCTAGCTTGGGAGACCACTGTCTACGGAACCGCTATGGCCCTGTCGGAAGGGAACACAGTGGCTACATGGAACGGTGGCAATTGGGAGAAGCGTTATGGTGACACGGGATCTACCCACGCCACAGGAAAGTGGGTGTATGAGGTGACGTACAACCAAGACAGGGTGCACAACACCAACGATATGCGTTTTGGCATCTCACGGACTAGGTTGACTACTCAGGTATATGGGCAGACAACATCTAGCTTCGCCTACTTAGGTGATGGCAGGTTCTATAACAACAACGTAGCTACAGCTGTAGACGCTGATATGATATCAGGTGTAACAGGCGATACTGTGATGATTGTTGCTGATCTGGACAACCTCACCTTTGGTGTGATACCTAGCAGTACAGGAGTATACACCGTGTACGCGGGGGCACTGCCAGCTTCTAAGATCTGGTTCACAGGAATGGGTATGAACGGGGGTGGTCAGTGTACAACTAACTGGGGCGCTGCTAATTTTGTTAACACAAAGCCAGCAGGCTTTTCAGCATGGGATGGTGGTACAGCATGACGGTCAGAGATTACTTGGATAAGAAGTCAACTATATGGGAGTCTCTGGAGATAGCCTTGGGTGTTGTCGGGGCATTTGTCATGGTGGCTGTATTCATAGCGGGGTTGGCTTTCGGGGTTAACTCTAATGCGGATGATATAGCTATGTTGAAGGAGGACGACAAAAGTATAGTGAAAGAGCTACATGCCCTTGCACTTATCGTTGCCCACCTTGAGGAAAGGACTAGAACTGAAGACTGAAACGAAGAAACCCCCACTGGATCGCTCCAATGGGGGTTTTTTATTGCCTGCTATAAGTAGGTTTGTGTCATAGGCCAGTTATCTCCTTTATCTTACCAACTGCATTAAGTGGGTCGCCCTCCTTAAGATGCACCTGGTGTGTGTCAGCCTCAAAACCTTGTATGTAGTCACGGGAGTCGCCCTCAAAGGTGTAACCTGGGCGGATAAGGTGGATTATGAATAACTTTTCACAGTTGTCCTTTATCACCTGAGTCTCGTCAGGAAAACCCCCGTCGCTGTACACAATATCCAACACACCCCCCTCCTTAGCAAGTTGGACTGCAGCGTGGCCGAAGTAATCCGCACCGAACAGTGGCTTGTACACACGTTCACTGACGAATATCAGGGCCTCTCGTGGAGACATCATCACTGCCCAGTTGCCGTTCTCTCCTCCCCAACTGCCGCCCAACTGAAGTACCAACGCATCCCAAGGCAACTCTTTCTGCTCCCTGTCTGTAGCCCGCATTGTAAAGTCCCGCAGTGGGACATCGAAGTACTTAGCAGTTGCCTCGTAGAGGGATGACTTGAACATGTCCACCTCCAGCAAAGTCATCCTGCTAAGATGCTCAGCTATAGTGTCCTTGCCTACACCAGGCGGGCCATTAAGTATAACCACCGTGCCCAGTGTCTTCTCGCGCTCCAAGGAACGCAACACTCTCTCTTCATAAAATCTATTAGTCATATGTTATCCTCATTGCACACTCTGCACCGCCAGTACTTTGGGTACCGTGAGCTTATTTGAACCTTGTCATGGAAACCAAGCCAGCAACAGATCCTATCCCACCTATTTATATTCCGCATATACCACCACCTCCACAGGCTGCATCACTATTCTCTTCATACACCATACCCTTGTGCTTCTTAGCTTCCTTGTAGGTACAGGTTGTCAGCGGCTGACCACCTCTTGCCCCATCAGGGTACACTGTGAAGCCCCGTAAGCGGGGTGCATACTTAGCTAGGACTTCAGCGAAGGGTTTCACTGTGTCCTCGTTGTTGTGCTCTGTGCCGTATGATGGCATGTTGATCGTAGAGCTGATCGCCATGTCCACATAGTCCTGCACATCTGCTTGGAATGACAGCCTACGCTCGAAGTCGTTGACTAGTGACAGGCTGGTCTCGATCTTGTTGGGATCAAGGTCATACTTGGTCACCAGCTCCTCGGCTGTGCTGTCCACTACGTATTCGTACTTCCAGTTGCCAGCCCCAACAAGGTACCTACGCTTATAAGCAACAGCAAACAAAGGCTCAATACCAGTAGTGGTGCCAGCCAATATCCCAATCGTTCCTGTGGGTGCGATGGCACGATAAGCAACAGGGCGGCTAATGCTAAGCCTATCACACATACTATTTGCAGCACGTTCACTCTCCTCTCTATAAACTTCCAGCCATTGACGTAGCTCTGGGTTCATACCGTAGGTATAGCCACGTTGAAGTAGCCACTCGTGTATCCCCATCAAGCCGAGACCTAGTCGTCGGTTTTTCTTTCGGACTTGGTAGACTTTGTCATATGGAAGGTCAGCAGTAATGGTGCCACACACAAGGAAGCCAGAAGCAAGGCGAACAACCTCCCTAAACTCGTCAAGGGTAGCGATTGCACCCATATTAACGCTACCAAGATTACAAACATCACTGTCATCAGCAGAAGTAACCTCAGTACAAGCGTTTCGCAACGTCTCATCTTCCTTATCTCCGAAGTTGAAGCTGAACCCTGGCTCACCTGTGCGCAGTGCTTGCTTACAGTTGTCAACGAAGGTCTGAGGAAGCAGGCCATTCTGCACCTGATCCAAGAACTTGTTGTCGTAGTTTAGTGAGATGTTAGTCATGTCCAGCGGGGCAGGGTAGTTGAAGTTATCCATCTTGGCATCAGCTACGCTGTACCCTTTGTGGATCTCTTGGTCGTGCCAGTTCTTCATGGTAAGAAACTCACCTGCATCACCGTGCATCCAGTTGAGGGAGGCGTATATGGCTGAGCGGCGGCTGCCACCCTGCATTACGTTACGTCCTACCTCATTTTGCGAGTTCATTAGAGGAATAGGGCCAGAAGCAATTCCCCCAGTCCTTCCAAGAGGGGCACCAGAAGGCCGAAAGACTGAATAGTCAGCGCCAATACCACCCCCAGACATGAGGCAATCACTACCCCTTTTAAGTAAGTTCCCCCACTCTTCACGAGTATCCTCCTCTCCCTTTAGCAAGTAGCAGTTGTTGTAGAAGCTGGCTAATCTGCCAGCATAGTAGATGTAACGCCCACCTGGCATGAACATGAAGGCTTTCATATACCCAGCCAACTGCTCCATCATGTCAGGTGGCATGAGGTTCTGTGTGACATCTCCAACTATGTCATCACACTTCTCAGCCCAAGTCTGATCTGGAAACAACGCATACTTCTGCTTGAATATGGTTGCCCCGAAGTCATTTCTAAATTCACTCAAGTCTTAGCTCCTATCAGTTTCTCTATTCTCATTGATACCGCAGCCCCAAAGACGGAGCCACAAACAGTGCCAATTGTGTACGGTACGATTAGTATTATGTCAAGGTCTGCTACCACTAGCTGGTGCATGGTGAGGAACCACAGCATGTTGCTGAATACTGAACACGTTGCGTGGTACGCAACATTATCCCTGTTCCTCGCTCTTGATACCATTGTAAAGCTGACGTTCTGCACAAACGCCAGCAGGGTTACGAGCACTGCTGCTGTTAGCACGACAACCTACCCAGCACTGCCACAACCCCGACACATGTTGCCGTTGCTATAGCAACGCACGCCGCTATACTTAAGATCTCTTCCCAAGTCATTCTGCTTCTCCTAAGTCCATGTACTCGACGTAAGGTGAGCCATCAATCACCACACCGCAGGCTATGATGGGTTTCTGAAGGAAGTGCTTGCCGTATGCGAAGGCCATCAACGAGTTGTCAATGCCACACCCTACTGCCATTCCCCACACCAACCGATGCTCACTCGCAGAAGCCGAGATGCCAGCGTTACCGTGGCAATGTCCGCTAACTGTGCGGCACATACGTTTGTTGGCGTCATTACGGAACCCGTTCACCCCGTTGGCTGTGTAGCCGTGGTGGTACAGCACCCCGTCAATCATCACAGTGTCCTGAATGTCCCATCCCTCAGGCATATTGTACACTTCCTTCAATGGACGCATCCAAGTCTGATGATCCATCCCCAGCTTGGTAAGCTGTCGCTGTGGTATCAGGTCATGGTTGCCGTTGATCACAGTAAGCTCAGGGAATGTCTCATACCATGGCTTAAGCTGCTCAACTGCGTCAAGGTGCTCACCATACGCCCCTTGTAGGGACGGCTCACTGTCGTGGAAGCTCAGTGCATGGTGATCTATGAGGTCTCCGATATGGATGACCCTCTCCACATCCCACTGATCGAAGGTCTCCTTACAGAACTCTCGGTAACCCTCCAAACAGTAGGGGATGTGCGTATCCCCTATGATTCCTACTCTCATTGTGTCCCTCCTGCTTGTGATGAACGGGACACTGCAGCGTTAACTCGCTCGTACCCCCGCTCCTTGATGTCAGCGAACATATCCCACATATCTTGCTTGCCCTCTTGGTCAATGGAGTTAACATATCTCTTAGCTGACGACATGCCCTCATCACCAATGGTGTTGAAGAAGATGGAACAACGGTTCCAGGCACGTAAGGTGGGGTTCTTGACGTTGTTAAAGTTAGGCTTAGTCTTTTTGCTCAAGGTCTTTCTCCTGTCTGCGTCGCAGGGTTGCGACATCACGTTCTTCCTTTGATTTTATATCGTGGCACTGCTTGCATAGAACCTGTAGGTTATCTACCTCACAGTAGAGGTTCTCAATAAAGTCGTCCCATGTCGTGAACCCAGTAGCTGGATCTACTACAGGTTTTATGTGGTCAACGTAGATATTCTTAATGCGCTTGCCATTAGAGTCACGAGGTAAGGTAGTAGGTACCTTATCGTTGCACTCGGCACACATATAGAACCCACGCTCCACATTAGCTTGCTTCTTGGCTAACTGCTTCGGCCCCCATCGTCTGCAACCAGCTCGCAGCTGGGACTTGACGAAGGTGGTGAAGCGAGCCTCTGTCCACTGCCCGTTATTCCTGTGGTTTGACATCTGCAGGCACCTCCCACAGTACAGGCTTACCGCCAACTAGCTCGTGGTGCATCCACAGTAAGCGACCCTGCTCAGTCATACGCGGATGCCAGAAGACACCGTAGTGGCTGTAGTATGCAGTGGCTACTCGTTGCATCAAGTCAGTGTAGCTTACGTAAGGCTCGTCGGTCAGCCAAGGGTAGGCTTTCACAGCACCCCAACGTGGTATCCCAGGGATGTTGTCCGTGGTGTCACCAGTCAGCATCTGTGAGGCAAAGAACATAAGCCCAGTGCCCTTGATCGTGAAGGAAGACTTGCCGTTTTTGTCCACCTTCTCTACCAGTTCAATAGCGCCAGGTGAGGTTACCTCCTGTAGCTTGAAAGGCTCCTGCTTACCACAGGGCCAACCATAGTGGAACCCTGGTGTGATACGTAAGTCCTTGTCACGAGAGCAGATGACTGTCTCCTTCCTTCCGTGCACTTGGTAGTGCGACATGAGATCGTCAGCCTCCATACCCTTAGCTATCCTAACATCGTAGTGTGCCAGCATGTAGTGGGTGAGCGCATCATAGTGATACGGTCTCTCCCTGTTCTTCCGGTTGCCTTTGTAAGGCTTCACGGTGGCTTCTTTAATACGGAAGTTAGGCTCAAACTCTATTGGCTTGAAGTCTGGGTCGAACTTGTACATGCGGTTGTATGCACGGACAAGCTCAGGCTCAGCGGTGAGGAAGATAAGAGGCGGGGCGTCAGCCCACACCTCCTCACAGATCAAGGCTATCCTATCGTTAAGCAAGCCCGACACGAAGTCGAACTCCCTAGTGACAGGGTTGCCATCATCATCTGTGTACTCACCACATGATCCGATCTCATAACGGAGGACATCTCCATCAATGAGTGGTATCATCTCACCACTCCACTTCGTCAGTGGATGTCTTCCCAGCTTGCTTCGTCCCAACCTCTGGGGGGTTTTCGGGGGCCGCTTCGTCCTCTGAGAACTGCGGCTCTTGTGACTTTCCCGAAAAGGCAGCCTGTAGTGCACTGCCTTCGTAGTTCAAGTTATCCTTGAGCTTTTCTTGCAGCCAGTCAGGCAGTGAACGGAACACCTCAAGGTCAGGCTCATCCATGACGAACAGCTTAGGGTCATTGACCAAGGCAGGGCATGACTCCTGCTGCTTGGCACGCATGGTTGACACATCACCTACGTTGTTGAAGGTCTTGCCCTCGTGCTGACCGGTGCCATCACGCTTGGTTACCGTGACCATACAGGGTTGGCCTAACAACTTGGTAAAGTCCCCGTCATACTTATCCTCTGGGTCGATGGCAAGGTACCGCTTAGTACTCTTTGCTCGCTCAGCCTGCAAGCTGTAGAAGGGGAAGTCCTCGGACAACCAGCGTGGCTTGTCCTCCAGTATCTTACCCTCATCGTCATAACAGAACTCATCTACCAGCTCATAGGTCACTGTGATCTGGTGGACGGGTGGCTTGGGTTCATTTCGGAATGGTCTCTGGTTCTGCACACCAAGGTCGATGATCTGCACAATACGAGCAGGGTAGCTGCCAGGCTCGATGGGTGATTGACGGTGCTTCGGTGCAGCGTCTGGGTTTTGTGGTACTTTCTTTGCGT